GTTGATGATGGCACTTTTATATGAACAACTGTCCCAGTAAATTGTGATGGATCCATCTTCATATTATCAGGCAATAGACTTTTCTTAAATTTTGGGTCATTCTGTTTAATTTGAACTTCTTTAGCCAAGCAGTAAAATCTACCGTTAATGAAAATTTGAACTGGTGTCCTGATTGTCATGTCCATATTATTTTTTACCTAATTTCAATTCTTCCTCTAATTCTTTATCTACACCTGCTTCTCGTTTATCACTTAAACTATAATCTTGATATGGCCATCTTAATTTACCTATAAAATTGTTGTTTTTATATATGCAAATGCCTGGATGTTTTCCTTTTAACTCATCTTTGCTATCACAAAACGACAAATCTTTTCTTTTTGATATTTCTATTACTGCATCTATAAAATTCATATTATTTTTTCTTTATTTCATAACTAAGTAACATTTCCATATCCTCAGCTGCATCTTTACCATGCTTCTTTGAGAACCATTCCCTGGTTTCATCAATTGCTTTTAGCATATCCTTTGGACTCTTGATGCCCTCCTCTCTTTTCCGTAGTTCTATTATACGACGATAGATGATATTTGAATTAATCCAGAATAAATCCAGGAGTGCAGTTGGTTCTCCAAATATCACTCTTCTGGGTCCATGCTTGGGGTCGTTATAAATCAAGATTGCTGTCTTGATACCTTTTATTATTTCTTTATTTTTTTTCATTTATACTTTTATTATTCTAAAGTTGCACGTTACATCGGAAATATATTCTACTGGATTGTGGTTTTTGTCAATGAAAAGTTCCCATGTTTCCTTAACATCGTCTGATATGTCCGCCTTCATTACAACATCTGGTGTTGCCCTGAATGGGTTGCTCCAACCAGGAAAGCTTTCTCCTTTTATACCCAGTACAATAGCGTTCTTTTCTGATTTTAAAACATCAATTGTGTGAAATATTTCTTTTTTGTCATTCAACAGAAGTATTTTATATAAAATTTTATTTTCCATCATTTTTACCTCCTAGCTCCCAGCGATTCATATAGAGAGCGATCATTTATAGATATAATTTTTATAATCTTCTTTTGTTTTTAATTTATGACAAATTCCACATAACCCCTGTCCATTTTTTAAAACTAAAGCCAATTCAGGAAATTTAGATATAGGTTTAATATGATCTGCCTGTATTGATTTTCTTTTTTTACACACATTACATAATGGATATTTTTTTAATACTTTTTTTCTCCAAACTTGATATCCTTTTTGATACCTTATAGAATAATTTTTCTTTGTTAATCCCCCTCTCCAATTTGGAGCAATTTCTCCACTTACACCATTTGGATATTTTTTCTTCAACGCTTTTTTTATAATTTTACTGTGTTTTTTTCTTAACTCTGGATTATTTGTCCATGTTTTTTTTAAAGATTTACTCATTTTATGTCCCCACCAATGTTTTCTCCCTGTTCTAACATTACTCATTTTCTTTCTAGTTTTTTCTGATAATTTTTTTCCTTTCCATGGTGAATGTTTTTTTCTACCATTGGCATATTGGTTTTTCATGGATTTACTAAGTTTTTCCCTTGTTTCTTTACTAACAATATGTCCTTTTTTGAAAGAACCACTGTTTGGTTTTTTTCTTTTAATTTCTTGTTTCATATAAACATATTATATAACAAGATGGATTAAAAATTATTCTTACTTTTACTATTTTTACCTAAAATCCACCTTTGTGCGTAAAGAGCAAAGTTGCTATCTTCTTTGGAATACCTTCCCTCAGTACGCGACTCATAATGATAAACAAAAGACGTTGGCTCATAGTAAATTCTATACCCAGCATGATTTATTTTTTGTGCCATATCCATGTCTTCCCAACCACACCAATATGCTTCATCAAATCCGCCTAGTTCATTAAATAGCTGTTTAGGCATGACAGCACAGGCTGCAGTTACTGCAAAGTATTGCTTTCTCTCCATGACCAGAGGGTCTTCAGCCCTTCTTCTAAAATGGATGTGGTCAGGCATTCCACTACTTAGTCTAACTACTCCTGCGTGCTGTACTGTCCCTTTACCAGGGTGAATCAGTCTAGCGCCAACCATGCCTACAGCTTTTTCTTCACTAAATACATTCATCATCGCCGTTAACCAACCTTCTGTGACAATAGTATCGTTATTCAAGAAGCATAAGAAATTACCTTTTGCTACTTGTGCCCCCTGATTATTGGAGGCAGCAAATCCCATATTTTCCTCATTCCTTAGGTATTGTCCATCCATGGTGTAACCCGCTTGATTTAGAAGATACTCTTGGGTGCCATCTTCTGAGGCATTGTCTATGACAATCACCTCAAAAGGCCACCTCGTATGCTTCTGAACAGAGTCCATTACCTGTTTCAGATATTTCAACCCATTTAATGTTGGTATTAATATCGATACCTTGTCTTTCATTGGTTAATATCTATCTCTTCTTGAATCTTTCTTATAGCTGTCGCGCCTAAACTCTCTTGGTTTTTGGGGACGAGCTTCATTAACTATTATGCTTCTGCCTTCGAAGTCTTGCTCATTAAACATCTCGATTGCTTTCTGGGCCTCTTCTTCATTACCAAATTCAACAAAGCCGAATCCTTTAGAACGACCTGATTCTCTATCAACAATAACTATGGCGCTTACCACAGTACCTGCTTGAGAGAAGAGATCACTTAATGATTCGTCAGTCGTGTCGTAACTCAAGTTACCGACATAAAGTTTGTTTTTCATATTTCCTACCTCTAATTATTTATATTTTTAATTAATAATATTTTTACTTCTTTTTCTTTTCTCTCTTCTACTTGGACAACCCTTCCAAATTGGAAAGGCTGTCCAACAAAGGATTAGATATTAGTTACAACAGGACTTCTATCACCAGCAGCACACCCGTTCATTGGGATTACCTGCCAGTCATAAGTTCTTCCAACAACTAAGCCTCCAATGATTGCTTCACCGCTAATACCCATATTGAGTCCAGCATGTTTCCAGCCTTCCCCAGTTTCACCATAAATGATATGGGTATCATCTCCACTATGAAGACTCCACTGTACCAATGCCGTACTATCAGAAGTACGAACCACATTGATGTTAGCTACGCCCAAAGATGGTCGTTGGCTATAACATTGTGGTGCAGAAGGAATGCTTTGTGATGGTGTCCAAGGCGTATAAGAATCGTCATGAGATTCTGATTCCACAGCTGGTCCTGAAGTTGGAGTTGGTTCAACTAAACAACTGTTATCTTCAATGAGATTGTGTTCAAATAAAATCTCAAGAACTCCTGAATACCATACATCCATTTTACCCTCATCAGAAATAGTATTAGATTTTACAACCCAATATTTTTCTCCTGCTTTAATACTATAATCAGCGCTAAGTGCTAGATTCCCAGCATCATTGGTCTCACCAGACACTATGGAAATAACTGACCATCCGCCAGCTGGCCATGGATTTGGTGCTACTTCTGGATATTCAATTAAAACATAGTAAGTGCGTGGGTCTAACCCAGATGCCTCGACAGTTAAACTATCGTGGTCATAATCCATAACACCACTTGCACCTTCTACGTCTATTTGCCATTCCTTATTTTTGGAAACTAAGTCCAAGCTACAAACTGGCACTACGGGTACATCCAGTTCGCCTTCGGCTCTAACAATGTTAGATCCTCCGACTAAACCAGCGACTAAGCCTAAGCTCAATACGACTGCTCCTAATATTAATTTTTTCATATTTTTTCCTATCTTTCTTATTTTATAATTTATAATGCGTTACTTCTTTTTCTTTTTAGGTTTCTTTTTTTCTCTTTTAGGCTTGTCACCCCGCCCTCCTTTACTCATATTTTTCTCCTTTCCATTAGGGCAATCGTCCCAATGATAAGAGTCTTCGCCTGTGGCCATGTCGATTGCATACCACTGACCATCTTTGCCCTTTAGCCAATCTATTGACCAATATCCTTCAAACCTTAGGGCAACTTTTTTTGTTAATTTTTTAAGTAGCTTTTCATCTTCGTCAGACAAACTATTCATTGCCTGTAACTTTAACTTCCAATTCTCATCATCATGCACGCGACCATCTAGAGCATGCTCTGGCCAATATGGATGTCTACAGAGTATCTTATGGTCTTTAAAGAAATATCTCATCTCTTTAGTAATGGGCATTCGTCCTGAAAAGGCTTTGAAGGCTGGCGCTGTTTCAATTATTTTTCTGGCTGCCCAGACATTAATTGGAAGACCAGTTTTTATATCGGCCATAATACTCCACCCGCCAATTTCTTGTGCGTGTTTCATCAAAACTGCCCGACTTTGTACAAAGCATGTGTCAGACCAGTCGTGTTTATGACTTGTTTGTCCAGTCCTTAGAAAAAATGGGTAGCCGATTCTGTGACCCATCTCTTCTAAGATTTGTCTAAATTTAATTAAGGCTTTTGTTTGCTCTTCATTTGGTTCTTTCATCCAGAACATACTTCTAAACCCATCAACAAAATTAGTATCGACCTTATCCATGTTTACCATGATGGTTTTTGGAGTTGGAACGCCTATCTCTACTAGCTTAGGGAACCAATAACTCATGCAGTTTTTTTTGAAGTTCATGTTATCCTTTTATTAAATTTTCTGGTTGTTATCTACTCTTTTTCAAAACTGGCATACCAGTTCTCTCGATCTCCATAACTTCAAAGCCAGCAGGCACTTCACTGATTGCCTCGTCTCTAATATCTCGTGCAAAGAAATAAATTCTTTGAACTCTACCATTTCTTAGGGTCACCTCTTTAGTGTGGAGGTAGTAGGTTTGACCTTTCTTGTTTATGTAACTATATGCGTCTTGCATGTTAACTCCTTTTTAATTAATACTTTATATTACTTCCCCTTTTTCATTACCGCTTGGAAGCATGAAACCCCTATTTTCTATCATTTCGTAATAGGTCTGACCTTCCTTGGTAGCCATATATGGTAGGAATATTTCTTCTAATTTAACCATTTCTGTTTGTAACAGTGCCAGTTGAGCGTAGATCCAATCATGGATATTTTTCCACCCAGTTCGATAAGGTTGCATCTCATCTTTACAACGGATTCCATCTTTTTCAAAAACCTTTCTAATTTTTTCTAGTCTAACTGGTAGCTTAACTGGAATTTTACCACCATGGGTCTCTAAAATAAATGTAATTCCAGTAGCCAGCCCATTATCATTATACTCAAACATGATTTGTCTGGCACCAGCTTCAACTAACATCTTTTGAATACCAGACAGAATTCTGTTTATTGGCATTCCTGATGTGTAGTTTTTTAATGGCATAATTATCTTCTTCTACTAGTAGCAATTAAATAAATAATCTGATGAGTTACTATTCCTAATATCCAACCCATAAGTATAAACTCAGTTGCGCCTAATTCTTTCATTTTTTAACCCTTAATAACTGCTAATGGAGAAAGTTCTACTAATACTTCAACCAAATCGGCTTGGTTTTTCATGACTGTCTTAATATCTTTGTAGCTCCCTGGTGCTTCGTCTAAGTTCTGAACCCCTCTAACCGAATGAATAATGCCTTGATCGTTTAGTTTTTTAATTTCTTGCTCTAAATCCAAAGTTTTTTTAGCTTGGCTTCTACCCATTAATCGTCCAGCACCATGAGAACATGATTCAAAAGATTCTTTATTGCCCTTGCCCTTAACGATATAGCTTTTAGTTCCCTGACTGCCTGGGATAATCCCAATCGTGCCTTCTCTAGCTAAAGTGGCACCCTTCCTATGTACCCAAACATTTTTGCCAAAGTGGTTTTCTAGTGAAGCGTAGTTGTGAGCTATATTTATTATTGGTTCAACACTCCCAATTAATTTTTGTGCTGTAATATTATTAAATCTTTTTGTTTCATTATCAAAAATTTCTAAAATTCTATCCATCATTAGCTTGCGATTAGCCAAAGCAAAATCAACGCAGTAACTCATCTCTCTTAAATAAGCTCCACCCTCGTCGCTATTTAATGGCAAAAAAGCTAACTCCCATGATTTGAGCACACTTGACTTCCACTTTTCGTTTAATTCAACTGCTAGCTTATTGTAATGATTAGCAACTTTGAATCCTAGATTTCTTGATCCTGAGTGAATCATAATCCAGATATGACCATCATCCCCTTTTTGAATTTCAATAAAATGGTTGCCTCCACCGAGAGTACCGAGTGATCTTAAAGCGTTGTCCTGTATATTTTTATTTTCACAAATAAATAAGTTAAACATACCAGCATTTTTTGCTTTTTTAACTGTGTTAATACCCTTTGGCATTAAATTTTCATTTTGTGCCTCTTTGTGTTTTTTAAATCCCACTGGCACAGCTTGTCTAATCTCACCCATTATTTTTTTGAGAGTATCGGTATTAATTTCAGTAAGGCTTGTTTTAACTGCACACATACCACAGCCAATATCTACCCCGACTGCATTAGGCACAATTACATCTTGAGTAGCCATTACTCCACCAATCGGCATACCATACCCCTGATGGCAATCTGGCATAATCGCAATATGTTTGTAAGCAAAGGGGTAATTAGCCAGGTTTTTAACTTGGTCCCAAGCTCCAGATTCTAAATCTGCCTCATTCTCAAACCACAGTTTAATTGGTAGTTTTTGTTTTGTGTTCACTAACATGTGCTTTTCCTTTTTTTATTTTAATCCCAAAGATTGGGAAACCATTTAGCAAATAACTTCATTCCTTTTTTATATTTTGCCCAAAGAATTTCTCTTTCTTCGTCATCTAAACAGTCGTCATGTTGCATAAAAGCCTCAAAGCCAACAGCAATATTTTCTAATATTTTATCCCACTGCTTACAGCTTTTAGCTCCAGCGCTACCTGGATAACTCATGCCACCCTTCATTTGCCTCACCATTTTAGGAATTATTTCTGCGAAATGAGAGTTCATGCCCCACCAGTCGGGATCTGAATATCCTCTAGTAATTCTTTGCCACTTAAATTTTAATTCTCTCCAAAAGCCCTTAGTTAGATATTCCCAGATTCTCGGTAAAACATATTTTAGTTTCATACTAAACAATCTTTTCATGTCTTTTTCAAAGCCTGGTGTTGTTATTACTTTCATTTATCTCCTCGCTGCTGGTTGGGCATCGTCTTTAATTAATTTCTTAAATGCTTTTAACATTTGTTCAGCTCTGCTCTCAGGTGTTAAAGTTTTGGCAAACTTCTGAGCTTCTTTACCATACTTTGCTCTAAGCTTTGGTTCGTTAATCATCTTGAGCATAGCATCCCTTAGATCGTCTGGATGACACATGTGATATCTGGAACCATCTGTATTATAAGTATAAGCTCTCGGTTCTACCAGTATTCCTCTGTTTCTGACAACTTCATGAACTGCTGAGTGGTCAACGCCAATTGAGGGTACTCCAGAGATACCAGCTTCAATAAACGGTAGTCCGAACCCCTCTCCCCAGGAGGCGAGGATATTAACATCGGCAAGATTGTATTGGATATTAAGAGTTTTGTCGTCTATTGGTCCGCCCTGCATACTTCTGGGTAGTAGGACATGGCCAGTTAGATCGAGCTCCTCGACAAACCTATCTAGTTCATAGCCATCAAGATTACCTACGTCCGTTTTCGCACGCAGTATTCCAGATGACATAATAAGTGCTGAATTCGGAACTTGGTCAACAACCTGCTTGAAAGCTTCAAGAAGAATTGGAACATTCTTTCTTTGTTGTCCTCTCGCATTACAAATAAAGACATTAAAGTTTGCGAGTTTAAATTTTGCTTTTAATTTTTCCTTATCCAATTCTTTAAAATTATTTGGATCAACAGCTGGATAAATTACTTCACCCATTAATGAGGGAACTTTACTCTTAACCTCAATAGCTGCATGATGTGAATAGAAGAAACAATAGTGCATCCATTTAAGTGATTCTCTGCAGTAGAAATCTAGTGGGTCACTATCAAGCGTGCCCCAATGAACCCATTTCCATGGTCCTGGGTGAGCCAAACTGAATGAAATCTTTGGAAGCATCCAAAAATCTTGAACTGTTAAAACAATATCTGGCTTGAATTCTTCTAAAGCAAAGTGAAGGACCTCCCTAGCATAGCGGTCTTTTACATCTGGGGTTTTAGTATGATAAATGTATCTGTCTTCATCAATAGGATAGCCATTAAAATCTAAGGCAACCTGTCTGACTTCATTTTTCCCACCCTCTTCTAGGTGAGTCCAAAGGTCTCGTATATTTCTGGCAAAGCCAGTGGTCCAACGATAATAGTCGCCGTAGATCAAAATTTTCATAATTGTTTTTTTAAATTTTTATTTCCAACAATTTCATCGACTTTAAATTCTACTGTAGCAGTAATTAAATGGTCGGGTTTAACATTTAAACAAAGGGAATAAAATTTTAAGTTTTTGTCATCCAAAAGAATTTTTACATCTTGACCAATAAGGAGTTTATTACTTATTCCATTCAACTCTAATTTAGAGTTAACTTCTTTACCAAAAATTATTTTAGTTTTTTTAATATTGACTGTTTTCATTTTAAGTTTTTAATCTCTACTAATTTAAACTCTTTAACTTTACTACCTAATTTATAAATTACAGCTTTAGGCCAAGCCGAACCAAGTACAAATACACTCTGTAAAAAGTGGGCAACTTCTGGTTTTTTTAATTCAACCCCATATTTATTTTTCACTTTTTATTCCTTTCAGCAAATTCATCAAGTCTCTTTGCTATATTTTCAGCAGACCAATACTCGCAAAAGTCTTTCCAAAGTATCAAAAATTCTGTTTTTAAGTCTTTAAAGTAATTAATAATTTTAGTTTTCATCATCTCTCCATTCTGGGTACTTGGGTAGGTCTATCCCTTTTACCCCAACTGTTAAAATATCTTTCAATGGTACTTTATAGGCTTTCCCAGTAGTTGTTAAAACAATTTTTTTGTACTTACCAAACTGCATCTCAAACTCTTTAAGCAATTTTTGTCCTTCTGGTGTTTCCCATTTTTCTTTGATGTTCATACTAAATCGCCTCCTATAATTTTATTTCTTCCTTAATTGTTCTAATTTTTTCTTCCTCTAATACTCTAAACATAAATTCAAATTCTTCTGGATTATATTCTTCATGTTGTAGAACAAATCCAAACTGAGTAATTAAGTGAGGTGGAATCGTAAAAAATGGACATTCAGAATCTCCTTTTATTTTTTTAACATATCCATATATCAACGGAGCAATGTAATATTCATTAGAAAACATTACCTTAGTTGAAACTAGCTTTATTGATTTGTAATTTGATTTGAATGTCATGATGGTTTAAATCTTTGCCTCTTATTTCTTAAAAGCCTATGTTTTTCACAAAGGTTCTTGTTTGTTGATGAAACTTTTTTCCCACAAATTATACAATTTCCCATTGATTTTTGTTTTATTTGCCAGCGTCTTTGGCGAGAAATTTCTGTCATAATTTTCCTTTCTTGAGTATTTTTCTAATTGCCTTGCGTTCTTTTTTATCCATTGAGCGCCACTTAATGCAAGTTCCAGCTTTCTCACCTTTCTTGTAACAATTCTCGCACCAGTGGTCTATGCCTTTAGCTGTGAACACCTTAATAGATGATTTGCCTTGAACATTCTTCATTCCCATTGGCTCTAAACATTGAGGGCAGTGTCCTCTCTTGAGGATAATGGTATTTTTTGATGCTTTTTCAAATCCAATTGTTCTCGTCGCATCGTCTGCCTCTGTCAGCTTTTTGTTTGTACTTAAATCTATTGTCATATTATTCTCCGTACTTTAATAAAAATTCAGGGTTAACTACTTTGAAACTTAACCTACCCAAATCTTCATCGCGCATTTCTTTTAATGGCCTCCATACTACACCTTCAACCCAAGTGTCAGGATTAATTTTTGATTTAATGGTGGCATGCTCAACCATGTCATCAACTGTTTCCCAAAGGATAGAGTTATCACTTATAATTGGTACGGTTTCAATATCTAATTTTTTACAAATGTTAATAAACTCTTGATAGTTTAGATATTTACTTTCAGCCATATCATAAGCACTAAAGAATAGTATTTTATGACCTTTAATTTTAAGCCTATTCTTTTGAATCTTTTCACCAATTAATTCACCCTGTAAGGCAATATCTGGAGCAATCTTTTCTAACTTTTCTTGTAATTTAAGTTGCCTTGCTACCTTCCAGTAGGTATTTTGGTCACCTTCTTTTAGATTAAGATTTCTTGAACAAACATTTAATTCGTCATCTTTAAGAAAAATCGTACAAGAGGTTCCGTCAACTTTCTCAGCAATATAAAACTTTGCATTAGAATATTTTTTCAATATTTGTGGCTCTGTTTGAATTCTTATTTCATTGGTTTTAGGAACAAAGCCAGGAAAAAAGCCTTTAATTTGTCCGCTTAGATTTGCTGGAATAGCTGGCTCCCACTTAACTACACCCATAAGTGCAGTAACATCTGTTCCTTCTTTCAAATCATATTCTGGTTTTTTTCTAGTATCTTTTGGATATTTTTTACCTTCTAAAATAGATAGTGGCAGAGCTAATCCTTGTGACACTTGCTTTCTTAATCTGATTGTTTTTAGCCTATGCCCAATGTATTCTTTACCATCTACGAAAGACTTCTTTGGGCTACTACCACTAGCAAGAAATTCAAATTCAGGAATTTGTGGCAATAAAGAATCAACTTCAAAATATACACAAAGGTCGCCTTCTTTAAATTCACCTTTTTTGACTACTAAGTGCCATCCTAAGACAGTCGCTTTTTCTATTCGGTCAGCGTTTTTAATGGGTTCTAATTTTAGTATCTTTTGTATGGTTGCTAATTTTCTCATTGTTGACTCCTTACAATGTCGTTTACATCCCAAGTACGTGATGGTCTTGTAGCTATGGTTGGATCAACCATCTCTGGACGCTTAATTACTTTATGAACTATTCCTAGTCTCAAAGCTTCTTCTACAGAAAACCACTTGTCTTTACCGCTATCAAATAATTCAATCCAATATCCTGGGGTTGTTTTTCCACCAGTTTGATATGAAAGGAAGTTGGCCATCTTTTGTTTGATACCTTTAATATATTTTACGTGCCTTTCAATCTCAGAGTTTTTATCCATAATCATGGTAGCAACGTCGTGCATCATTAAACAGGTGTGCTCATGACAAATTCTTTCTTTACCTCCCATCCAAATGATAAAACCACCAGATTTAGCCTCAGCTAAAGCGATGGTCGTTACTGGGCAACTAATAGTGCCCATCATGTCTGTGGCCACTATGGACTCAAAAAGATTACCACCGATTGAGTTCACAATAATTTTTATTGGAGCATGTGAAGATTCTTCTTGAAGTCTAATAATATTTGTGTAGAGGGTTTCCACCAAAGCATTGGTGATTGGACCGTTTATCCAAATCTCACGCTTTTTAAGCCTATCTTTAAAAGCACTTATCTTTAGTTTTTGTAGCTCGTTAATTTTGTTTGGATTTTCCATTTTGACTATTTTCCTTTGGTAATAATTTTCTTATATTCTCGGCTAACTTCTTGTTATTATCTTCGATGGTTTTAATTGACTTGCTTTGTTCGACTATCACTGCACTCATTGCTTTTTGATTATTTATTACTGCTAAAAATAAGTCTGCCACCTGTTTAAAATTTTTCTGAGCTGCTGAATTATGTTGACCTATTGGCAGTGGTGCCATTGGGTCTCCACTTGTAGGTGCTGGCAGGCTGATTTGCAACAATGGTTTTTGCTCATCGCCCCCTGGTAGTTCAGCTCCCTTATTTGGTATTTGAGTTTGTTCTATTGGCATAATTTGGCTCCAGTCTAAGAAGTATTGCATCCCTGCTAGAAGATGCGTTCATGCTAGAAACAGTATAAGTATCCCAAGTATTCCCTCCTGTTCCTATCTCAGGATATTTTGGTTCCCAATCTGGAATAATTGGTTGCCAATCCTTAGGGCTATATGGAGTTGGCTGCATACTCCCGTCTTTTCCTTCATTAAGTTTTTTTATTAATTCAGAAATACTAGGATCTTGTTTTATTAATTGCAGGTCTCCCTGTTCCAATTTTTTATTACACTCTTCGCATAAATATTTAACCTCATCTTTTTTTGTTAAAATAATTGCATTTTTAAATTGAATTTTTGATTTACAACTTACACACTCAACTTCTCTATCTCGACCAATGCCTAGTTTTTCTGCAATTTTCTCTAGTTCTGCTAGTCTGTTTATTTCCATTTCTTTGGTCTCTCTGGCATCTTGGCACCTTTTTCCACACATTCTGTGCACATGTAGTAAATAATTTTCTTCATGGTTGCGGGAATTATTTTCTTCGTACCATTGGGTAGCGTGATTACCCTCCCGTCTTTCACGGGAACAAGCTGCATTTGTTTTAATCCCTTTACTGTCTGCTTGCCGCAAAAATCACACTTAACGCTTGGAAGAGGGATCTCTTCATATTCATCAAGTTTTTTTTTCTTGGGAACTATTATCTTAGTCATTATTTTGTCGCGGGTTTAACTGGTGTTACACCTTTTCCGAAAGGAGTTGTTACTGGTTCCTCTGGAACCCTTTCTAAGTACCACACAATTACAAAATTACGATTGCCGATAGAATAGGCATTTCGTCCATTAAGAAAGCGCTTTGTATTATCTATGGAAATTAAAAAAGCATTCACCTCAGCATCGAACGCCTTAATTTGTTTCGCAGTGGGATTCTCTGGTGAAACAAATGACTGAACCTGCATATTTGCTCGTACAGTCTTTTGACCAGAATTAGGAACATTACCGTTTGGCATATTTTTCTCCTTACTTTACCTTGAACTAGGCATATTATACCATTTTTTAAGGTTTTTTTCAATTAATAATTATTTATTTCCTTTATCTTCATCGTTAATTTTATCATCACCCTTGGGGCTATGTTCTCCTGGTGTTGAGGGTTTCTTGGGGTCACCACCGTCAGGTTTTGTATCATCTGAAACTCTGCCAATTGCTTTTTCTACTTCAATTAGAGAATCATTTTTAGTGCCAAGCAAGTAGTGTTTATTAGCCCATTCAGCACTGATTGGCAGTAAACCCATGGCTACTCTTGCTTCGTTGAATGTATATAGAGCCTTGCTCCATCCTGTCATAAAGTCTCGGCGTGAGGCCTCTGACTCTTCTAGTCCAGCCGACTTAAAGTCAAATCTCCAACCCTCAATCTTCATTCCTTTTTTAATAATTTCATTAGTTATTTTTTGAGAGAGTAACTTCCTTAATTGAAAGATGTTGGTGATATAGAATGAGCGCCTTGCCTCTGCAGCTATAGCTCTATTGCTTCCCTCTGGAAATCCAATTAAATATAGTGGAACTCCATATTGACCAGCTACTTCTCTTACCCCAAAGTTCATAAGTTCCAGATAGGCCATGTCTTGTGGAGTTATCCCAAGCGGCTCTGCTTTAGCCCCCTTAAATGAAATCAGTGTTTTACCAGCGTTTTGCGGTCCTTGATAGTTCTTTTCCCAGTATGCTGACACGGCTTCTGCATCGGCTTCTGTAGAATCTTCTGGAAGTATCAATTGTAGGGGTGGACGCCCACCGTTTTTGAGAATATTAATATTGAAAGTAAGTGCTCTCATTAATAGTTGAAGAGAGGCCGTGTTATCTTCTAGTACAGCCCTACCATAAAGATCGGCTTTTCTATGTGGTCTGCGTGCCTGAAATATTTCATCTAACGAATAAGTTATTGGTTTATTTTGTTGTGTCTTGCGTAGGTATCCAATTTTTTCTAATACACCCTTCTTTTTCTTAGCAGCATCAACAAGGATAGTCATTTTGGTTGGATCTAAGCCATAAAGTGCAGCGACATCCATGTTTTTTTTCCTGGAGGAAGATTTGGTAGGGACCTTTTCCCAATAAAAATTTCCATAGCCAAGATAGTTTTCAATCGAGACACCAACTAAGGTTTCAATGGTGTCGTCTGGGTTAGGCATATCAAAGAACTTGATAAGTTTCTTGAGATCGCTTTTCTTACCTTTAGTACCATCCTCAGGTTTAATAACATAACCTCCACCAATAACGGCCTCTCTGATGCGAGACGCACTTTGGATGGAACCTGGGGAGTTACTAAACAGGGTCGTGAGGGTACTGTAGTTTTTACCAGACTCATATCTATTAGCCTGAAATTTTTCTTGTCCGTAGTTTCCAGTAGTGGAGACATACTGCCTGGCCTTACCAAATTTTCTATCAATAGCTTTTACCGTATCAGCAGCCCAATCTTTTTTGGCAGCAGTTAGAGCTTCGTTGACAGCTTTATTTACTTCTTTGTTATATTTTGTCTTCGCTGTTTGTTCAGCGCCTTTTTCAGTTTCACTTTTTGTACTTACTTTTGCAGCCGAAACTGCAGCTTTTACTTGTTCTGAATTTAGTACGGTTTTTTCAAGAAACTTTGGTATTTTCATAGTTATATATTATTTTTAACAGTTTTTCTTAATAAAAACAAGCTTTCTGTTAAAATTTCCTATTTTTAGTATACACGTTATGCACCCAAAAATCCTCTCCCAGGCGTGCCCTGTCCAGCATGATAGCAAACACCTGCTACAGCATCACCCACATCCTTTCGCCCCTGGCGTGGGTGGTCAATTTTCATGCCCTTAACTTCCTCTAGTTGTTTGAGCTCCTCTGACAGTGGCTTGTAGTAATAGTAATCCAACCTATCATCTAGAATAGCTGCCTTTACTGTGTAGTATGCCTCTGGATTTCTATCAACTGAAAATGTTTCAGCTTTAAATCCAGCTGAGTTAAGCATTTGAATGCTGTCTACCGAATTATGAACAAATATGCCTGCCGATAACCCAAAATTGTGATATTTTGGAACTTCAATATCATACACATCTTCATATCCATAGAATTTTACTGAAACAACTTTGTGATTGTTTTGTTTCTTATAATCTTTAAATCCTTTATAACCAAGTGATTGCAATCTTCTAATAACAAATAGATTATTCTTCAAATTTAACTTATTAACAACATCTTTTAAAAGATCGCACCCAAAACAAGTTTTAAACAATAGTTCATTAGAAATATTTCTGTTGAAATGTGGTGATTTTTCTCCATAGTAAACTGGTCTGCTTGCCATTTTCTCTTGATATTCTTTATCATTATGCCATTTATTTGTGATAACTTGTTTAATCTTTTTAGCAATCTCTTTAGTGGGTGGTTTTAATAAGGCTGGCAAATTAAATTTCTTATTACGCTCTCTCATTAATTGGGCTTGTTTTTCTCTTTCTCCTGGCATATTCCATCGAATTTCATTCAATTTTCTATGTAATTTAATATGTTCTTTAATATGAGAATATTGAAGATTTGTTGGTCTATTGTCCTTGGAATTAAAATTTTTATGATGGGTAACATTATCTTTAGGTCTTTCACCATAAATATTTTTTGCTACCATACTATGAGTCATTTCCCATTCATTTGTTTTAAGCTGTAAAATTTGTTCATATTTCTGGATGCCCCTACTTTTATTTTTTCTTTTATAATATTTTGTATATAAAGGCATTAAACTATCACCTGGTTTAAGATACATAACTTGTTTGTAAGTTCCATCTCTCATTAGCATTGGATGTTCTTTTGTTAAATATATTTTTTCTCCATTATCTATTAAAATTTCATAAACAGGAGCTTTTGTTCCAGTTTGTCTTACTGGTTTACAAAATGCTGGTACTATTTCTTTTTTAGTTAAATCATATGAATATATCCATGCACCATTTGTAATTTCATCTATTCTTTTATTTGTTCCATTTAAAAGTTTTACTCTGGTAGAACCAATTTCACTTTGCCACCCATCAAAAGTAATTTTATGAATGTTATATCCAAGGTCTCGAATTTTGTAGATGAGTTGTCTGATTTCTTCAAATTTAATTTCACGCTTAATGCCAGCCTCAATTCTTTGCATGTAGTCAATTTTAATCTTTGGTCGTTTCTCCATCTTGCCCTCTGTGCTTCTAACCTCAATCCAGCCATCAAATTTACCCATAGCAAACCCAGCGGCGTCTCCTTTACCCTCTCTATTAAGTCCAAGGTCAATATGAATAAAGCGCTTGTCTGAATCATAGTCTGGCTGGCTTGGTCTATTATGAAACCACTCGAAGAACTCTCCAGTCTTTGGATTAATTGGATGTTTTCTATTGTAGTTTGCATTGGCATCAATAATGTTTGGAGTAGCAAAGAAGCTTTGAATAGCTTGTGAGGGTTGGGCACCATAATCCCGCATTGTTTTTTCGGGATTTTGCCTAAATTCATTCTCGTACTCGACTGGAATCATGGTGCCCTTAAAGGCGGGAAGATAGTTACCTAAATCAAATTTGTCGCCACAGAACATTTCTTGTGGCATTGCCTCCCAAAGAGGTGTTCTTCTTTTATACACGAGTGGATTACTTCGTTCTTCTTCCCATTTTTTTTCTGCAAAGTCATAAACATATTTTGGGGAAGTAATAATAAATAATTTACCTTTTGACAAAAAGCGAGAGCGGATACGTTTTTTAATCTGGTTGTAAGATTCTTCAGCATAGTCTTTGTCTTTGGTTAAAACATGGAAAGAGGCTTCATCAATAACAGCTCCAAAAATGTTATATCCCAATGGAGATTCTTCGTTAGAACCCAATGGAAGAATATAAATGCTCTTAGGAAATTTAAGCATTGATTTAATTCTTGGATTTGGTGGAAAAAAATTTTGGAACCATTGATTATTGTCAACACGATTCTTAATCTCACTAAAAACAACGTCCTTAGCTTGCGACAAAGATGTAGAAATATTAATGAAGGCGATCTTGGTACCTTTAGCGAAGTTAAAACACCGTTGTGGGTCCTTTAAACAGAGGAGGCGATAGATAATATACACAATTGCCATTGAAGAAACATAACTATTGTGCGTAACAGTAAAATCCCCAAGTAGGTATAGGTTGTTTTTGTTTAATTCAAAGCCGTAATACTTACCCACCCCGACAGGTTCAACCCTGAATCCAGTTACTAGAACATTTTTCTTTTGTTTTCTCCTTGAACATTTCTTCCTTCTCAATTTGGTTGGTATTCCAGATAAGTTCCCGCTGATGGAGATTCTATAAGAGGTAAACTCTTTTCCATTACACTTAGTCTTTCTTTTCTTCATGTAGGCAGCAAAGCCCAGCGAACGACATAGGAATAAGATGTCTTCGCATAATCCTTTATTCTTATTAGAGAATTCTAGGGTGTTACCCTGCTGATAGCCATCGCTGTCTATTAATCCTGCTAGTAACTGTAATCTAATTTCTCTTGAGTTTATCTTGTAAATGAAAGGAATGTGTTTGTTTCTCAGTAGGTCATACCTTCTAAATTTCTCTAACAAGACATTTCTACTCTTCTTTCCTAAGAGCGTACCTGTAGTAATAATGTAGGTTGGGCATGTCTTACCTTGGTTTTGGTTGATATTGACCGTCAGGTTTGATTTTTGGGCCTCCTCGTAAACTGCGTCTCTAATCTCTTTATCCTTGGTAGTTATTCCAATACTATGGCTATTACCATCACCAAGCCAAATACCCAGAAAGTATGGGTCTATTTCTACTACCTTTTCTGGGAAGTCTACACCAACCCGCCATAGTTTCAATATTCCCTTCATTTTCTTACTTAATTTGAGATAATCAGTGACTGAAATATTAACTACTTGACCAGCTAGGTGGTCTTTTCTGCCATTTTTAGCAATAATCCCCTTATTAGTTCTTTTTAGAGAGAGAATGTGAGAGGCGTTAGCGGTAAAGGGTTCCCCCTTGTTGGGAATTATCCTGTATAATTCTTCTTTTCCTGAGGTAGTTGATAAGACTTTTCTTGGAGTACTGTCGTCCCCCATTAGCAAATCGTTGGGTTTGATATTCTCGACTACCTCTATCTTACCTGAGTATTTTAATACCCTAGTTCCCTTTGCAAGACATTTACCAGAACCAATACCAGCAATATATAAAATTTCTTCGTATTTGCCCAAGTTTTCAAATTCTTCAAATGTTTTATTGTTATCAAAAATATCTATGAGCAACTGCTTATTGTGTGGTCTTGGAGCATCTTGTTCGCTTACAAAGTTAGGATTTTCCAGGAACTCCTTCATTGTCACTGGACGATACTCGTACTTCGGGTTCTCTATCAGGAACTCCAGTGCCTCCATCTCCTTCGTTGAGGCGTTGTTCACGAACTTTTCGAATTGCGGTGAGAATAATAGATTTGTCATGTTCGTTTAATTTAGTTATAGCTGCAGAAAACTGAGCTATCTTAGCTTCTGCAGTTAAATTAATATTAAGATTTTCAGGGGACCTCACTCCCTCAACTTCCATAATTTTATTAATTACATTTAATGCCGTGTTAAGAAAACTATTTTTAACCGCTCCTCTGGCTGATGCGTAGTTGGAAACAGCTTGATTATATAAGTAGCCAAGCTTATCAAGTAATTCTCCTCTTTTGATGAGCATATCGTCATCAGTGGACATCAATTCTGTCTTAATATATTGTATGTCTCTAGTGATTATCCCGCGCGTACAAGCAATCTTAGTTGTTTGTTCCTCATCGCCTTTGCCTATTTTTATTCCTTTTTCCAAAATTAAAACAATTTGAGAAATGTTGTATCCCATCTGCATTAACTCACGAACTTTAACACGACGAAGGGCTGCCTTGTCTAAATTTTTAAAATCTACACTAGCCGCCACAGCATTAATATCTGCTGGATCTGGCAATAATGAGCTAATGCTTGGACTACTTGATTTTGCCATCTTTAGATTTTTTTCCAATTTGTTCTGCGTTCTCTTCTGTCATTTTAGAATTGGCCAACAATCTTCTATTTACAGTTCTAGTTGCTTCCAATATTTCTGGACTTATTCCGTTGTCTTTGCACCATTCAAGCAACGAATTTATGTCTTTCGGGAAGCATCCGCCTCCGTACCCACGAAAGCCACCATGAAATACATTCCAGTACATTCTGCCCATTGGCGAACCAACCCATTTAGAGGCAACAGCTGCTTTCTTAACAATCTCAAAGTCTGCGTCAGCTGCCTCACATACATCATAAAAAAAGTTAGCGAAAATAACCATTAGAGCACCATGGAAATTGTTTACATACTTGGCTATCTCTGCTTCCTCAGCCCTCATGATTGCACCGTACGGACTTATCGGAAGCATATTCAAAACTTCAGTGGCGTGCTTATAGCTCTTGGTTGTGTAGCCAATAAGCTGTCTGTCTGGATTGATGAAGTCTTGCCAATTAGTTTTGGCACTTAAAAATTCTGGGTTAAATAAAAGGTAAAGAAATGGATAATATTCTTGAAGCTTAGCTGTTGTTCCAGGAAGAATTGTGGATTTAATTATTACTATTTTCTCACCTTGTATTTTGTCTAGTACTTCTAGAATAGGTTTTATACTAGGTTTATTTGTTCCCCAATTAAATGGTGTTGGGACTGCAATAAATATGTATTTTGCTTCTGTGTTTATTTCTTCCCAGGTGTGTGTTTTATTTTTTAGTGACAATCCCATTACTGGATAGCCCCTCTCTTTAAAGTATCTGTAGATTGGACCACCAACCATTCCTTGATGTCCAATTATTGCTACTGTTGGTTTAGTTTTAGAGATCATCTTGACCTTCATTCTCCCTAACGAAGTTCATTAGTTTCGCCAGTAATTTAATATCTATTACTGCCAGGGCAGTTTTCTTGAAATGTTGCCTTATTATAAGGATTGGTTCATCTCCACTTTCATCACAATATTTATCCTTAACTTCATTATACAACGTCAAGGCATTAGATCTTTTGCGTCTTTTTGTATCAATTTTGAAATGGGGAAAGTCTTCAATCCAAACGTCTGGAGCGGATTCAGAGAAGTTTGCTCCTCTACTTATTCGCTTGCCTCCGAGTATCTCGGCAGCATCATATTCTAGATTCTTCCATGATTTACTCATAATTTTCCTTTTCTTAATAATCTTTGGTACACCTATTAGGACTCGAACCTAAGTTTCCCGCTGATGTTCTTATTATGAGATCGGTGATCTCATAATTTTATCATCAAGTGCTCATAAGTGCTCTAGGGAGCTTGTCCTAGCGCTAGAGCGAGGCGTCCTGACCACTGGACGACAGGCGTGTTATTGCTCAGCAACCATGCTTGTCAGTTTAGGTTACTCAGCTTACTCCCATCTTAAAAGGTATTAGCCTCACTGGACGCTCTTTCGAGGTAGGGACCAGTTTGAGCGATTACTCGGACTCGAACCGAGGAAATCTCCTTGGAAGGGAGAGAGTTTGCCACTAACTTATAATCGCTAGGTTCGCTGGAGGTCGGCAACCCTCATCGTACTCTCGTCAGAGCCCGCAGTAGAGCCTTTCTGTCTTTCAGCGACTTCCTCTAAGACCCTGCAATATTGCAGCAGGTGAAGTTTATTGCAGGTCGTCTAGGAATCGAACCCAACGGAGCGAGATTTGGAGTTTCGCTTGCGCCCTGCGCCCGACCTTTATTTTTTTGATTCTACCACAGCCTTATCTTGATTCCCATTGTCTAAAAGAATTGGTTGTATGAGACTACCATCTGAATGATCTTCTACATATTCTTCGGTGACTTCAGAAAAAACATCTTTTGAACTACAGCCACAGTATGAACAGAAAGCCATGTTTCTATCGCTAAACTCTGCAATCAGATACCCCTCTTTTTTTAAGGCATCTGCTTCTTCTTTGGTAATCACATAATGTATTTCACCGCAGTTGTGGCATTTTGCGTATTTAATCATATTGTTTGTCTACGTTTCTATTTTTTTTCTACTTTTTTTTCTTTAACCTTGACTTTTTCAGCCTTAGGTTTTTCAGGTTCTTCTTTTTTTACTTTCTTTTCGACCTTAGTTTCTTTCTCAGCTTTTTTCTTTGGCTCTTTTTCATCCTCTGGTTTTGAGGTATAAGGTGGCTCCGCAATAATAAAGAACTGAATCTTATCGTCGATTACCACAAACTTAACCTCCTTGACTGGAACTCCATTGCGTTTGAAGCTACCGAGAGCTTGGTTAGTTTTTTTCAAGTCATCGTATTGATAAAGTTTAGCCATACACATTCCTTTTACTTATAATTAATACTAATTAATTGGTGGTAATTTAGACTCCCACTTGGTTATAAAGTAGAAGACCCCAACCAATAAGAGCATAACACACGCTCCCAATAAAAGTTTGGTCATAGATTTAAAAGTATTTTAGCACATCGCTAGAAACTACTGGTGATTCATCCACTTCTAGTATCATTGAACCCTCTAGTATCTCTGGAAACTCTTTACTGTGAACGATAACATCGAAAGTATTTGATAGTGAATTGTAAGAAACTCTAACCACAGAAGCATCTTTAGGTAACTTATTTTCTACAGCTCTTTTATAGATAGCTGTTATGATCTCTGCTGATATTTTTAAAAGTTTAACTCTATTTGTTTCTATTGATCTTTTTTTGGGCATAATATTCCTTTAAATTAGATTTAATAACTTGACTGTGATTTTTATGTGATTCCATAAAAGCTACAGCTCTCTTTACCCAAAGCTTATCTTTAGCAAAGTTAGCGTCAGTAGTTTCAATGCCCTCGCTACATAGTGGACACAAATACCTTGATTGAATCATGTTTGTTTTCCCTTTCGCCATTCTTCTAAGATGGCAATAAAATCGTTCTTGTCTAATACTACCACTTCTATGTCGTCATTAGCTAATTCAACAGAAAGCATGGGTAGTCTTTGTGATTTTAAAGCTTGTGAATATAGCTTGCGCCATATATCAGCAGTGATGCTATAACTCTTCCTGTTAGTAGTCTTTGAGTCTATTAGAAATATATCTGTTTTTACATCACCAGGAAAAGACCACATGCCTCCGCTTCTTGGAGTTAATTTGCCTTTAAAATCTCTAGCATCTTTTATTTCTTTTTTTCTCCAAGGGGTTTTACTCATAATTAATTTTCCAAAAATTCCTTTATTTGTTTTTTGGTATTATTCTTTGTTCCATATATTCTATGAAATTCTCTATGGCTTTTTTCGCTTAATGTAATTCCATTACTAACTATAAATCTTAATTCAGGCCATTGAGCGAAATTTTTGATATGGTGTGGATGTAGTTCTCCACTCTTCTTTCCTGTTTTCTGACAGGTATAATTATCTCTGGTAAAAACAGACTTCCGCCAAAGATCGAATTCTCTGCTACTTCTAATTAAAGCATTTTTCTTTGTAATACCACCTTTCCAACCGCCACTTTTACTTCCTTTCATTCCTAATTGAGAAGGGGGTTTTCTCCCAGACTTCTTCATCATTTCACTCATACGCTTCCTTGTTTCCTTATTTCTCTTATATTTTCCCGCCCATGGCTTTTTCTTTCCTTTATGAGATTCTGATAATTTCTTCTTGTGTTCTTCGCTTTTTTTATATTTTCCAGCTCCAGGTTTTTTTGTTCCTCCTTGAGCTTTACTCATTCTTTTTCTTGTTTCTTTGCTGGGTTTATGTCCTCTATGAGCTTCAGTTTGTTTTTCTTGATATTTTTTATTTTTCCATAACTTACTTGTGACTTCACTCATGATTTCTAGATGTTTTTTTGTACGCTTGTATATTCCTGTTGGCATTTATACTAAGTATAGTATTGATGCTAAAGAAAATCAAATCTTTTTTTTGCCAT